GGGATTTGTTCACATCATCATTTGGCTGAAGTACTTTTTCTCCTTCTCCTATCTTTCTTCCTGCCAACTGTTGTGCACGATTGGCAATAACCTCATTCACATTCATATTGGATTGTGTACCAGAACCTGTCTGCCAGATAACCAAAGGAAACTGATCATCAAGTTTTCCTTCCAAAATCTCGTCACATACCTTGGCGATAAGGTCACGCTTTTCCTGAGAAAGCACTCCCAATTCACAATTGGCATACGCAGCAGCTTTCTTCAAATAAGCAAAACCATAAATTACCTCCCTGGGCATGGAGGCTGGTTCTCCTATCTTAAAATTATTTCGGGAACGCTCTGTCTGTGCCCCCCACAATTTGTCAGAGGGTACTTTCACCTCGCCCATGGTGTCTTTTTCTATACGATATTCCATCTTGATATATAAGTTTTAATGGTTCTTCCACTTGGGAAAAAGAACTTTTCTTTTCCACGTACAAAAGTATATCTTTTTTTTTAGACTACCAAATTTTTTTTCTCTTACAGAACGAAGACTTTTCAAACCGCTCCCTACCTCTACAGAGTTTCTAAGAGAAGCCAACTCTCAAGTTCCTAATTGATTTTTTTAACATAGCTGACATATTAGCTATTGTAGCATTTTCAGAGGTCTAAACTTTGGTAATAAAGGATTTTCACGAAAAGTAAGAATCTTTTTATAGGTATTTTTATCCGTAAGGTTGATGATAAATTCTTTAAAATTTGCACCTGCATAATACACTCCTACAGAAAAGTCGACTAAATATATAGGATATTCGCCATCCTTAGACTCTCTTATATCCCAAATATAATCGGCAAAACGAAATGTACATTTTTTCAAAATGAAAAGTACATTTTTTGAGCGGAAATATATGGGGCAAAGATAATAAAAAAACACGGGAGATACTTCGTGTTTTTTTATTATCTATATAAGGTAGTTAGCTGTAAGTACCTCTAACCTATTTTTCCCTACTGCATTACTACTGCTCAGATGCATAGTTATCTCTTTTTGGTACCAGCCATATTGCTCTACATATTTAGATAGTTCCTCATTATGATATGAGCTAAGCAGGAACTTACCTTTGACTTTGGCTAAAGTTGCCAATAGTTCATTGAAGTGGGATTGCTCATATCCTCCATAGTGCCCTTGTTTGGCTCCTACATACGGAGGATCTACATAGTGGAACGTATCAGGTGTGTCTCGTAAGGATATCACCTCACAAGCATCATTATTCTCTATCTGCACACCTCTTAGTCTCTCTGAATAGCTCTCTTTAAAGTTGTCTATCTTATTATGTAGACAAATAGCATTTTTCCCATCTGTGGTAATACGGCAGTTACCTACTTGGCAAGAAAACCCACAATTGGTAGCATACCAGAACGCCCAAGCTCGGTGAATATCACTAAAGATAAAAGGGGTATGATATATCACTAATGCTGATTTATAGGCATCTTTGCTAACAACTGACTGCTCTATCAATACCTTAAGAGCCGAAAAATCTGATTGTAACACTTTATAGAAAGTATATACATTGGCATTAAAGTCATTAATAATTTCTACTTTTGCTTTTTCTTTTGCCCAGAATACGGCACCTCCTCCAAAAAAAGCCTCTGTATATACTTTGTGAGGTGGAACAAGAGGTAAAATGTAGGGCAACATGGTTTGTTTCCCTCCATAGTAGGATATTGGTGTGCGTTGCCAATTTTTTGAATTATATTTCATTGTTTTTAGTGTTTTTATTTTAGAAAATTCGTATCTTTGCGACTTCTCAGGGTATAAAGATAAATAGCAACAAAGCACAGAAGACTTATTGTCCTCCGTAGCCTTGTTGCTATTATTTTTTAAATACCCTGAGAAAGTTTTAAAAAAGCGGAGGACATTTTTTATACTGCTATCCTCCTATTTTAGCAGTGTTTAAACTTCTTTTAAAAGCTGTTTAAACTTCACCGAAACAACTTAAATCTCCACAATATCCAAGCAACTACGCCGAGTATCAAAGCGACTATAATAAAGGCGGAAGATGTTTTTTTAACCTCTTTCTGTACCTGCTTAGATTGTTCTATGTATTGGTTTTTGGTCTCGGTTTTTTGACTTATCTGATTATTTATAACAAGAGTAGTATCAGCCTTGTGTAGGCTCTTAGAAAGGTTATCTATTGTTCTAAGTGTTACCTTTCCGCCCTGTACTCTTATAGTCTCCTTGTCGCCGTCCCTAATTCGATGATATACTACCTCTTTAGCATTGCCCACACTATCCCTATCACTCTCAAGGGTGAGTTCATAAGATTGTGAGTGCTGTAAGTTAGAAGTAGCGACCTTTTGGGACTTTTCTACTTGTATAGAGCCGTCTTTGGTTTCCTTTCTTTCGCTCTTTTGCTCTTCTCTGTGCTCGGTTTGGCTTGACTTTTTCGCTTTGCAACCAAGGAGCAAAAGGGTTAATAGTAAATACAAAATCTTTCTCATACATTACTTTGACTTTTTTCGATTGATTTTTCGAGCCACATAAGGCCCTCTTCCAACTTGGTAATAACAAGGGATAGTTCTCTTGTACGTGGCAATTGCCCTACCTTAGTGAGTAGGCTTTCATACTCTTTTTTTAGTTCATTTACTTCTGTCATAATTAACAATTTACGATTAGATATTTTTGTACTCGTCTTTAGCATTGAAGCTAGGACAAGCCTTTTTTACGCCCGCAAAGTCTCGGTGTCCTTGTATCACTGCTTCGGGGTATAACTTCTTGAGTTCCTTGAGCAGCTTTACAAGCGCTTCCTTCTGAGCAGGTGTACGGGTGTCTTTGGGTTGGAGGGTATTCTTATCCACTCCACCTATGTAACAGATCCCTATACTGTCCTTGTTGTGTCCCTCCACATGGGCAGGTATCTTATCTACATCTCGGCCGTCCTCTATGGCGCCGTCAAGGCGGATGATGTAGTTATAGCCTATCTCATTAAAGCCTCGTTGGCGGTGCCAAAGGTCGATGTCTTTGGCGGTGTGCTCTCTGCCCTCTGGTGTGGCTGAGCAGTGAATGACAAGGTAGTGAATGGTGCGTGTGCTTTTTTTCATTGATTATAGTATTAGGGTGAATAGTATAATAAGGGTTATGGCTATTGCCAAAGGGTTTACCCATAATACCCATTGGGCATTGTAGCTTTTAGGCTCTGGAGTTACACGTCTTTGAAAGGCTTCATACTGCCAACGTTGGGTATCGTCAAGTAAGGGATAGTCCTTGTCTGTAAGCGGGCAAAAGTGAAAATACCCAAAGCCAAAGAAACAAGCTACAGCTAACAAAGGCAATACCACGTAAAGCCAGCTATAAAGCTCGGCACAAACAATGAGCCCGCCGATGAGCATCAGGGGAAAAATGATATTGGCAGAGCGGGTGAAACTTATTGTTTTACCTGCAAATGGCACTATATAGTTAAGTGCAAATAATTTAATGATGTATTTCTTCAATTCCATAATAGAGTCAAATATTAAGGCTGCTGAATTATAAAGCCCGCACTCATCAATGTATTTTCAATTGCCTCAATCCTTCTATTAATCTCCTCTACATTTAGATTACCTGAATTGTTTGACCTAGAGGACAAATCTTCACCATTGACTAATAGCTTATTAGTACTAATACTTATTTCTTCAGCATTAATACTCATCTTCTTTCCTGAGTGAGAATAAACTTCAGAACTTTGCTGTAAGTTCTCAGTTCGAATGTATGTAGTTTCAGAGTTGATATCTACAGTTTTCTCATTCACATTAAGTGCCTCCCCTCTCTGCCCAAGAGCCCCTGTGATATTAACACTTCCTCTATTTCTAATGTTAACTAAACTCTCTGCCGATATCTCTACACTTTCACCATCAATTTGAACTCCCTCATTAGTTTTGTTGGATAGCTTAAAAAAGGAAATAGCTTTCTTGAGGCTTGACCAAAAGGTATCTTTATTATCTACTTTGCCTGTCAGCAAGGTTTCCAAGTTCTTGTTGCTCTTCACTTGGGTAGCGATTTCCTGCAAGGTATCAAAGGCAGTGTCGTCTACACTTAAGGTAGTTTCTACTTGTTGCATTTTGGTTTGCAAGCCATCAATAGCCTCTTTCAGTTGTTGCCCCGTGCCATCATACCCCCCTTTTGGCAGAAGGTCTGATACATTAGTAGGCTGCAGGCCTTCTAACTTCTGCTTGAGCTCGTTGGTAAAGTCATTCGTGGATAGCCCCTTACCGGCTTCCTTATCTACTTTTTGGCCGAAGAGGTTGCGGTGGGCATTGGGATCATTGAGATGACTGAGCAGCTGCCCTGCCGATGCCGTACCCTCAATGGCGTGGGAGAGTCCGTCGATGTTACTCATTGGAATTTGCTCACTTTTATGCCAGTAACTGTCAATCCAAGCAGCGAAGTGCTCTTGCGCGGGTTTCATAAAGTTTGAAAACCATTTTTTGAGTGTTTTTTTTGATGTCATATTGAAAAAATTTATATATTACGATATTTATCCCTATTAGAATCCTACATATTCTATAAATTGTACCACACGATAAGGAGGCATATTATTGTGGGGTTGGTCACCTCCTGTAGATGACGAAGTGCGACTAGTAGGATCATCCACACTAAAAGTTGAAGATAAGCTCCCCCTATCTACATCACTGACTAGCCTTGGTACATTCTCAATGTTATGGCTATGGCTTGGCATTTCGTCTATGGTAAGTTTGTGGGAACGTTCGCCCCCTTGCTTTAACAGCTGGTTAAGTGCATAGTCTTGAGAGTCCTCGGGTTTCTTAACATAGTCGGGGTCGAGACCGATAGGCATTTTACCGCGTAAGTTCACGTATTCTCTCCAGCCTGCGGGTATTTCATTCGCTGGTTTACCCCATAAAGCAATGAGTCCAATAGGCACCGCTTGTTTTTGTTTTTCGAGTTTTTCAATGCGCTTGAGGAGCTTTTCTGTCTCGGTGTTATCTGTTTTGTTTTTGCCTAAATCTTGCAGGTTATTCACTCTTTTGAAGTCCTCCCAATTAAAAGTCTTTTCAGGAACAGACCTGCCGAATGCTACACTTCTAATATTTTCTAAAGGTCTCAAAAAGCCGTCTTCAAAGGTTACCTCATTGGTGAGTTCTTTGATAAACACTGTACTATCTTTCGCTCCGCCTTCAAATGGGAAAAGCTCTCCGTTAATAAAGACAGTGCCAGGGGTGATGGTGTTTCCTCTCTCTTCGCAACCTGAGATAATAGCCTTATTGCCTGCCATACTTCCTAAGCTATTGAAGAGGAGGTAACTATTTTGCATAAAGGCAAGGAATGCTACATCAAAGGGGTAACCCGCATTATGTTCTGTGTATATACTATTCATATTATTAATGTGTTATCTCTATTGTCCATCTCTTGCCCGCGAGTTTATAAAAATTCACAAGGGCTTCGAGTTTATATCTATCATATTCCAAACCTTGTGGTAATACCACTATAAAATCTACGCCCCCATCTATATATGCTCCCCTTTGGTATAGGAAGACTCTTCCTAAGTACAAAGGTCTATTAGCACTTCTCGGATAGATATACAACCTTTGATTTTGCCTGCCGTCTTCTATTTTAATACGTCTTAGCTGAGAGTCAAACTCATCATTAAGAGCTTTACGAAGGTAACATACTTGGCTGTTGTGGGTAAGGTTATACAAGTCTCTTTCTCTATGTACTTTAAAGTCATCTAATAGTTTGTTCAGAGGCATTGCTAATGTCCTTAGCCACGCCACTAATTTTCTCTTTCGCAGGAAAGTAGGGGTAAGCAGTACGAGCAGTTTGTCAATATTAAAATTATACATTGCTGACATAAGTGATGTCGTTAAAGTTGTCAATGGTAAAGTAGCCGGCAGTGGGTATCTTGCTTATCTCTATGGCTTCAAATGCTCCATAGTTGCCATTAGTTCCAATATGTTTACTCTGTGCCAGTACCAAATGTGGTATCTTCACTCCTTCTGCTTGTTGAAGTTCGTCAATGAGATGCGCTAAGACCAATTCGCCATTAAATGGTAGGCGTTTTAAGTAGCTTTTTATAGCCTCTTCTACGGGCTTAGTGGCGTGGATGATACTTTGTCCGTTGCTATCTAATACAAGCGGGTCATATACTATCTTCATTTGCAAGTGCAGCACATCGGGTTGGTAGTTCACCACTGATAGGCGTACGCCCGCGTCTTTGATTTCCTGCAAGTAGGCTTCAAAGGCTTGCTTTTGGGCATCGGTAATAGGTTGCAATTGCTCGCCCTGTTCTCCTGCTATTTTTACTATCAAACGCCCCTCATTTGGGCTTTCCACAACAGCAGAGTACTTGACAATTTTGCTTGCTTCTATCTGTTCCTCTGTGTGTCCCGTATTGTTGAACTTATCGCTGTCAGTTAAAAGGTCAAAACCATACTGAAAGGCAAGGGCTTTGCTTCTATACCAACGAGCGGTGTGGGGTTTGAGTTCTGCTAAACGCTTGTCTATATCCGCCCTATGTATGTCAAAAATCTTTTCCAAACTCCATATAGCCACTGCTATAATATAGACCCACAAGCGCCATATAGCTACTTTGGAGGTACTGTTGAGCTCATTCAAAGCGGGCTCTTGCGCCTTAGCCTGTAGAATAAGGGTTTGTATCTCTTGTATTGTTCGTGCCATAGTTATTGTTGCGTTATTACAAAGTCTAAGTTAATCGCCCAAATGCTGATACCCTCAAGCCTTTCAAAAACTTGTTCGTCTTCTTTAGAAAAAGCCGTTGCAGGCTGCAAATTCTTCGCAGTGTAGTAGCCTAAAATATCTTTGTTGGTAAAAGCTTCTGCCGGTAATACTAAGGTTTTGCCCGCTTGCACATCATCAGTGATGTTAATAGTGTTGGCTTTGGCAAACTCAAAGACGCTTTCTATCGTGCCCGTGTGTTGCAGGGCGAGGTCTAATAGTGACTGATTATGTAGGACTGTTATTGTCATCTAATTCAAAAGTTTTATAGAACTTCTTATTAATTATCTTGAGCAGTACTTTAGCAAAGCGAAAGCCTAAACAGTCTAAGTTCTCCAAGAGACTCACCACGAGTTGCCATATAATCCCTATAAGTACTATCCAGTAAAGCCAGTGGAAAGGGTCAAACTCAAAACCTCCAAGACTTGGAAACTCTACATTAGCGGAGAAAGTATGCAGTATATAGATAGGTACAAGATAGGTGGCTATCTTCAATAACATACGCCCAAACTTGCGGCTCTCGTGTTTTTCACCTCGCTTGCGGGAGGCTTGCACTCCTGTGATCCATTCAAATACGAGCAATACTACGTAAGCGGTAAGAAATAAGTGGTTGAAACCAAAGAGAAAATGCACAGTGGCAAACAAAAAGGAGAGTATTACGTCCATCTTGATAAAAAGAGCTGAAAAGGTGTGACCAAAGGAAGAGTGTAGGAAGTCTTTACTATCCCTAAATCCAAATCCTTGTAGAATGTAATTGAGTGTTATCATCGTTGTTTGTTTATTTTTTAATTAATTGTTCCTTTTCCTTCACTTGTAGTGGCACCCGTTTGGGAGGCGGCTGTACCTGCTGTGGTTACACTGATACCAGGGGCTATTGTTACCTCGCCGCTTCTGACAAAGGTATCAATAAGGCTTGCTAAGCGTTCGGCATACTCTTCCATACTCGGTTCGGTTTTGGTAAGCATATCCCGTTGAAGGGAAATAATGCCTTGTTTGAGTTGTTCTTTGTTTAGTGCCATAGTTGGTTTATTTTGTTGTTGATTTCTTCAAACTTGGCTATGTTCTGCGGGGCAAAGTTGCCAGGGCCTGAAGGGGTTTGTATGATAGCGTTTTTAAGGTCGTTTAAAAGGTCGTTTAAAAGGGTTTTAAAGTCTACAGCTTCGCTGTGTAGGGCAAACTTATCGGCTTTCAGTTCGTATGTTTCTATCTCTTGAGCATTGAGCAAAAAGGGCTGACTTTCATTATTTTCTACCATACCCACAAGGATAAGACTTCCTACTTTTGGTTTAATATACATTCCTCCTATGCCAAGTGCTATGTTTAAAAACGGTAGCTTCATGTCTAAATCAGTAGCCTCGCAGGTTTTTTCCTGCCAATCTACAGAGGTTACTGTTGCCCATTGTAGCACTTGGGGGATAGCTTTCTTTATCTTTTCAGAAAGCAATATGTCAAACTCGTCTATCTCGTTCATAATGTACTACCACCAATTTCTATTTCCTGTCTATATTGGGCGTTGCTAATACTCTTCTTTACTCTATCTACATAGTACTCACCATGCCTATCGGGGTAGAGGGTGGAGCTTAGACGTATCTTCTCGCCGTGCTGTACGGAGGGGGTGCCATAAGTGGTAAAACTCCCCTCAAAACCCTCGCGCTTGTGTAGCTCATATAGTCGCTTTACTTCCTTCTCAAGTTCGGCTTGGCTACTTACGTGCCAAGTCATTTTTAAGGTTGTTTTAGGGTTCTCATCGCCAAACTCGTATTGTAGGCGTTTGCCTTTGCCAAAGGACGAGGTGCCTATAATTTTTATGGTGCGCTCTTCTTTGCTTAGGTACTTAAGGTTATTCTCGGTGCAATTGCGTTCTAAATCGAAATGCTTCATCTCACCAGCTACTTTTACATCCGAATAAGGCTTGGCTATAGTGAGTTTGCCCGCACGAATAAAGCTATATATTGACCAGTCTTTTTGGAGTTTGTCAAGCACAGCCCCTAATGTGGTATTGCTAAAACGTACGCCACCAAGGCTTATATCTTCTACTTCTAAAGGGTAGTCTTTCACTACTTCGGTGAGGAATGTTTTTAGACTTGCCTTTGCCGACACGTAATTGACGGGCAACTGACGTAGCTTCCACATTGCATCGCTAAGGCTAATAGTGATAGGAAAGTCTGCTGATACTTGGGTAATGAAGCCCTCGAACTCCTGTAAGAGTTCACCATTGTAGCCCATTTGTATCACTACTTTGTCTCCTACGGCAAAGAGTTCTCGCACCTTTTGCTTATCAAAATCACCTACATTACGAGGTAGTACCACACTTGCCGTATCGGTAAGCATCTTCCACGAACTTTCAATTTCAATGGCTGAAACTTTCTGCACCTTAAAAGGGGTGCCCTGTTTAGGGTAAAAGGTAATGGCTACTTCAATCGCTAAGGTCATAGTCTATAAATAAGTTCAAAAGGTTCGTCACTAATGCAATTTAGCTCTATGGGGATAATGTTAGGAGTACCCTCCAAGCTACGTATATCAATGCTTTCAATCACGAGGTTGTGAATGTTTTTCCACCCAAAAAGATCTCCTTCTACCGAGATAGATTGTATCACCTCCGACCATTCTATAAGGCGTTTTTCGTACTCTCGTGCGCTTAGCTCATCGTTGTGGCACACCGCGCGAATACGTATCTGCCAATCGTCAAAGCCATAGATTTCCTTTACAGTGCCATTGCCTCCTATCACATCAGTACGACTGATATTCTTTACTCTCGAAAAATCTACCATAGTAGCAGGAGGCAACCAAAAGTCAGCTAACTGCTTCTCTACTATCTTACTTTGGTAGTCATAGAACTTATAGCTACCTGCAGTAAACTTCACTGGAAAAACAATAGGGGTACCGAGTTTAGATAGTCGCATAGCCTCCTCCCTTTCTACAGTGCGGATACTGCCATACTCAGCTGTGTGGGCTGGCTCTTTGCCTATAGGTACGGTGAGGTACACGGGCAGGTTAGTACCAAAAGCCAATTTAAAGAGTTGTGATATGTTATAGCGGTTATCCATTGTCTATATTGAGCTTTAATAGTTTCTTGATAGCATCATAGTCTTTGCCGTCTCTTTCTAACTGTATCTTAATACGTTTCTCTACGGCCGTGCGATTATGTTTCCCTTTGATGAGCTCTACCATATTCGCTCCTACTAAAGGATCAGACTTCCAATTACCCTGCTGACTTTGGAGGATAAACCCTACCTCCTGCAACATACTTTCCCCTATGGAAAAGTCGCCCGCTATAATTTCTAAGTCGTTATGCTCATCTACAAGTATATCTTTCATAGTCTAAGGGCAATTATAAGGTTACTAAGGCGTCACGCATACGGTCATTAATTTTGCTAATTACTCCATTAGCGGCATTTTCTTTACTTCCAATAGTTTTGTCGATGGGGAAAGTGTTATTCATTGTGATATTAATGGTGATAGTCTTGCTTCCCCCACCACTACCTCCTACGCTCATTGTGCTGTCCTTTCCTCCTTCTTTGCTCCCTTTAGTAGGGGTGATAGGGTTAGGACTTGCACCTCCTCCAATAGCCGAACTGGCAGAAAGATTGCCCGCTTTAGGGGCTTCGGTAGCTTCTTTTTTATCTTTATTCCAAGTAAGTGATTGTCCTGCCTTTATAAACTCTTCTTTAGCGGCAAGATTAGCTTCATAAGCTACTTTAGCACTATCGGCAATGGCTTTTTTACGGTTCTCAGTGTCTTCATTGATTTGGGCAAGCATCTTATTATTTTCGCTCTCATCTCCCAATCCTACAGCATTCTTAAACTCATACCATCCCTCTTTTATCTTATTAAGACCTATCATTAGGGAATTGACCATAGTTAGCCATACTGTTTCAATACTTGCTGAAAAACCTTGAAAGAGGAGTTTTGCGCCCTCCCACGTGTGTTTCCACGCTTCTCCCCAACCACTAACCTTATTAGCCAAGTATATAATACCTGCCACCAATGCGCCAATGGCAACGATAATAATACCAATAGGATTAGCTGACAGAGCTGCATTCCACAACCATTGTACGGCTGTAGCCGCCTTTGTCCATACAACCATTAGCTTCTGAACTACTACAGTTTGTTTAAGCCACCCTCCAAGAGTCTTTACCACAGGGGCAAGTCCTGAATAAGCAGACCCCATATCGCCCAAAGTGCTAATAACGCCTCCTAAGCTGTCGCCTACTACCCCAAGCACCTTGGTAAAGGAAAATGAACCTATTTTCAAGTCATCTAACCAAGCTTTACATCTGCCCATCCACTCACTCCAACCACTCATTACGATAGTAGCTTGTTCGGTAGCTACATTGGTACCGCTGATTTGCTGGGTAAGTTCGGCTTGTGCTTGTGCAGTATTGATAAGTCCTTGAGCAGCTTGTATATTTTCAGCTCCAAAGACGGCGGCCAAAACATCAGTATTTTGTCCTATCTTCTGCAACTCTTTGAGTCGTTCGGCAAAAGGTACCGTAGTGTCTGATACTTTTTGCATATTTACTCCATAGGCGGCAAGCATATTAGTAGCCTCTTTAGAGAGGGCAGAGGGTGCATTCATTTTAATAAGCACGTTCCTAAGTCCTACCCCTGCTTCTGCTCCATATTTTCCCGATTGGGCAAGGGCTTGTAGGGCGGCGTTCGTCTCCTCAAAACTCACGTTGGATAGCTTAGCGGCTCCACCTGCTTGTACGAGAGCTTGGGCTATCTGAGGTACTTCGGCGGCGCCTTCTTTAGCTCCTGCAGCCATTACGTTCATCATTCGCTCCATTTCGCCAGCTGCTGCTATAGGGTCGTCTAAATTTACTTTGAACTGAAGCATTGAGGTAGTAAGCGCATCGGTAGCACCTACTACATCACCCCCCATAGTCTTGGCAAGTGTATTGGCATAACTACCCATTTTGGCAAGTGCCTCATCGCTTTCTCCTATCTGAGGACCTAAGCGTGAGAGGATTGTTTGAAAAGTAGCAAGGTTGTCAGTAGCCGTACCTCCAAATTCTTTGGCAAGGTTGCGTGCCTTTCCCCCAAGTTTATCCAAATCGTCTCCGGTAATACCGGTAATAGCAGCTACATCAAGTAATGATTTCTCATAATCTGCACCTACTTGTGCGGCCTCTGAGAACTTTTGAGTAATATTCAAAAATCCTTGTGAAGCCGCTTGCCAATCAATAGGACGCATACTGGTTGCTAACTTATCCCACCCCTCTTTCATACTGCTTATGAAGTCTTTCCAAGTATTGTGCATACCTTCTGTGGCTCGCCTCACATTCTCTTGTGCGGTGTGCAAAGGTTGCGATACATTGTCTTTGGCTTCAAAAATCCACGTTGTAGTGTGATTCACGGTTGCGGAGTATTAGGGGTTAGACTGTTTACTAATTTCGTTCAGTACTTCTACTAAGGCGCGTTTTACAGCTTGGTATAAGAGTTGTTCTTGGCATTTCATACTAAAGTCAAGGGCTTTAAAATGTTCCCGCCACTGAGTATCGTTCATCGTTTCAGGCTTCTGTCCATTGGCACGGAGTAGTGCATCTATGCCTTCTATAAAGTCGTACGCTTCTAAGGAAAGGAGCGACGACTCTACACTTTTTTTAAGGCTACCTTTGAACTTTGTAAGAGCTTACTTAGCTCGGTAATCAGCCCCATATAGATGGAGGCATCATTTTCCATCCACTCCATATCACCATCCAGTACACAATTCTTTACCAGTGCCTCATTGGCCTTGTCGGGACTTTCTATATACTCTTTAGAAGTCACCAAGGCAAGTAGGTTTTTACTGGGTTTCTTTACCAAAAAGTAAGCGGGATCTTCACTGGCTTCTCCCTCTTCGGTAAAGGTAGTACCCGACGGATACACGGCTATTTCTCTTACCACATTAGGGTATTTAGCCTTGTAGTTTTCTATATCGGCTTCGGTATATTTTTTCATTTTAAACAGCTTTTAAAAGGTTATTAAATATTCCAGTCAATATGACTTACAATCAGCTCAAACTTAATAGCAATAGAGCCATCTCCTTGCTTGATAGCCATTTCAGTACCTAAGAACTCCGCATTGCGTATCATATCTTTAATGATAAGTCCGCTTGGCGCTTCATAGATGACGGGAATGTCGAAAGGCTCAATATCCTGTAGGCGGGTGCCCTTTGGTAGAGAATGATGTATGCCGTCTACTTCTTCTTTGAGAATAGTAATAGAAGCCTTTGCTTCATAGTTCTCCTCCGTACGCCCAACGGGAAAACCTCCCGCGCCCATAATATTTGATTTTTTGGTACTATCCGAATAGTTAATTTCGACAATACCTACCACATCGCGTCCCAAAAGGTTGAAGGTTACACAATTCCAGCCTTGTAGTTTCCCGAAGTGATTGATAACATTTGTATTCTTTGGCATAGTATAGTATTATAGATTAGAGGTTAAACCAATTTCGCCCTCAATAGCGTGTAGAATATCATCAGGCACAAGACGTATTTTCACCTTTAGGGGCGTTTGCTCTGTTACCGTTTGCTTTGCGTCAATACTCACTGCATAGCCGCTAATCTCACCAGTTACTACCATTTGTCTTTCAATAGCCTTGCCCGCCAACTCCTGTAAAGAGGTAACAATACTGTCTTTAAGGTAGCCCGTTTGTGGGTTTTTAGGTAGCTTGCTTTTGATACGTGGTGAGAGGGTTTGACGCACCAAACGTGCTGCTTTGTTCCATATCCTATTATTTTCAATATAGGTATAGTCGGATGATTTGCTCACACAGGTAGGAGAGTTTGAAAAGAAAAAGCCTGCCATATCGGCATATTGTCCTGCCAAAATATACCCTTTATCATTGAGTAGTTTCAGCTGCTCATTGCTAAGTTCTTCTGCACTTTGTCCCGTAGAAATACCCGCGCTGATGTAGCGTTTTTTTCCCTCATCAGTAAGGGGATAGGTATTTCCCCCTTTGGCATTTTCGGGTTTTGTTTCAATATCCACCGAACCTAAGTTTTCACTCACATTGCGTACCGATAACATACCCAAAGCACTACCTACACTGGCGTGGTACTTGTAAGCCTCGTCTATAGCGGCAATACCTTTGTCTTGGGCAATTACTACCGATACCTGTGGGGCATTCTTTTCTTTGAGGTCAGCAAAGTTATTTACTTCTAAGCCCTCTTTCCCTTTTCCTTCCACAAGTACAAAGTCTATCAGTATACCATCAGGTTTTACCGCTTCTACGACTTGGGTTTGTAGCTCCTCTACATCACTGGCAATGGTGGAGAGGTCATTGGTAAACCCAAAGAGCCCTACCCCTTTTACCTGCTTGTTAGCACGGATAGCTTTTACTATCTGAGCCGTACTTTCCTGCATTTTACCTACCGCTACAGGTAGAAAAATGATTTGGCTCTCTGGCGCTAAGCGGAAGATTTCAGATAGGTGATAGTGAGTAAGTACTTTTTGATTGGCGTCCAAACTTTCAGTAATACCTACTGCTTCCGCATCCTTTAGCTGAATAAAGGACTTAGTCTCTCCGTGTGTGAGTTGCGTTCCTGCCACAGCCATTGCGGCTACTATCAAAAACAAATTGTCCTTAGTAGAAGCAGTACGCCCTAAGCCTCCTTCAGCTTTTTTAAATGTAAATCCTTTGAGTTGTCCCATTTGTTATTCAGTTTTTAGTTCGTCGTCTTCTGTAGGCTCTCCGCTTTCTGTTTTTCCTTGTACAGTAGCTCCTTCTGCTTTTTGGGGCTCTGTTTTACCCTCCTTATCTTTTTTGATTTGTGGTATCTTGTTTGACAACTTTACACTTTTGCTATTGTCAAAAGTATATACCCTGCTTTCAATAGTGGAGGCGTGGAGCTGGGCACGATTCTTTTCATAGAAGATTTGCCCATCTTCGGTAGCAAATACTTCTTCGAGGTCATTAGCTTGCATTACTTCTACAGCGATAGCTAATAGTTGCATATATGTTTTTGGATTTTCCATTGTTTAAATTGAATTTAAAAGATTTTTAAATAAGGGGGTGGTCTTACGGGATCACCCCCATCTATTAGCTACCACTGGTGATAGCAGCTGTACCTTCGTCTTTGATGGCTACACAGACAAAGTGCATTTCAAAGCCTATGGTATGTTTGCGTCCTTCTGGGTTACTACTTTTCTCTCGAGCATAGCGAACGGCACTTCCTACGGCTTTCACGGTGTAGTTCTTGTGAAATACAACGGAGGCTTCTTTACCTTGCGCTACCGCTCCAAAGGCTTCTTTTTCACCATTGTGGTAGGTAGGAGCATAGGTACTCTCATAGATTTCAAAGCCGTAGTAGTTGCTTGCTATTTTTCCTCCATTGGCATCTTGGTAGCGAGTTTTAAAGGTCAAGTCCTCAATGAGTAAGTCGGCAATATGGTCTGAACAAAGAACCAATACACGACCTTTGCGAGGTACTTTTAGCTTATCCAATTGCTTTTTAAGACGAATCAAGTCCTTAGCGATAAGTCGTTTACGCCCTGTTCCGTCATCTTCTCCCGTGGTTGTGATTACGGGTGTTTTTGCCGTGTTTTTTTGTGGGGCGATAGAAACCAACGCGTGTTCTGCAGTTCTGTCTTCCAATGTTTCTCGGTGTTGTATTTGCACATCACTTACTTTTTCGTAAGGGAGAGCATAGAGTTCGTCTGTAGTTACTTCAGTGTTCTCTGTCTCATATTTGTGCAGTGTAATCACTACCTTTCCGTCTTCTCTTTGGTGGGAGGAGATAGGATAGACTGTGTTATCAATAAGCACCTTAGGGGCTACCCCTCTTACGGGTATCTTAATAACATCGTTACCTACCCATTCGTTTTTTGATTTTACGGCTTCGAGCCATTCGTTCTCATGTCTAAATTGAGTAATAAGCTCCGTTACGGCGAGCTCATTCTTTACTGGTAATGTTTCACTTCTAATTGGCATTTTCTACTTGTTTTTTTGTTGATACATAGCGTTGAGTTCTTTTACCTTTTGAGGGTCTGAAACCATTAGTGCGTCTAAGGCATCAGGATCCTTTGTTAGGTAATCTTCCATTGTCCAAGTGCTTCTGTCCTCTACAGCACTTTTAGCAGGAACGATAGTTTGTGAGGCAGGTCGAGGAGCCTCTATTGCCTCTAAAAGAGTAGCCGTTTTATCATAATCAGCCTCTGCCAAGCCTACATACAAGTCTTTTTTGTCGGCAGTAATCTTCTTGTCGAAGATAGCTTTATTAACTAATTTCTCGGCTCTATCCTTAGCCTCTACCGCTCTCTTTGCCTCTTGCTCTTTAAGAGCTTGGATACGTTCTTTAATTTGCTCATCGGTGGCATCTGAGGCCATTCCAAGAGCGGAAATAAGGGTGTCTCTATCCATTTTTTCTATATTTTTTGAATTGATTACTTTGTTAGGCTTAGGCAAGCTCTTACATCCGCAAGCTTGCATCATGGCTACAGTCTCTGTAGTGATTTCAGGCTCTCCGTCCACAATCTCTGATATAAGCCCTATTTCTTTTGCCTCCATAGCACTGAGCCAGTAGTCCTGCTTCCATAGCTCATCTATATCTTCGGAAGTCTTTCCAAAGCGTTTGGCATAGACCTCTTTGTATTGCTCTGTTACATTTTCCAAGTGCTTTAAGTCTGCCCGCATCTCATCTATATTGCCATAGAACTCTGTAATAGGCTTATGTATCATAAATTGCGAACTCTTATAGGCTTTAGCAGGAAAATGTGCCATAATGTAGGTGCCTGCTGAGGCTACCAATGCGCCTGTACTAATAGTTACATTTTTAAGGCGTTTGAGTTGGTTTACAATTTCAGTAGCTTCATATACCGAACCTCCTGCGGTATTGAGATATACCTCGGCAGAGGTGATACCCTCTTTTAGGGCTCTGTCTACCTCATAACGAAAGTCGGAGGCTGTCCATCCAAAGTATATCTGCCCTGTAATACGGAGCTCCAATACACCTGCCTGAGCGTTTATCTTTGCTATACTATGTCCTTTTGTTTGCTTAGTCATTGTTTTTAAAAGTTGATTGCCAGCAGGTGCTACCTGCCTCTCTGCGGTGCAAAATTCCAAAGAAGTTGGCACCCTCACAAATTGACATTCCGAAATAGGCAGTAAATCCGACCCAAAAAAGGCAGTAAATCCGACCCATTTCAGAACAAGAATTTTCATACGTGGGGGGCATTACGGAACTTTGCACCATAAAAAGATAACTATGGCCAAAGAGATAGAAAAGAAATCTGCGCGTATTCTCTTCATTGAGCAAGGCAAATCTTCTGAGGAAATAGCGGGGCAACTTGGCGTCAATAAACGTACAGTAGACCGATGGGCTACTGAGGGGGAGTGGCGCAAGATACGTGATGCCAAAGCCAATTCGGGCAAGGAACGTATAGAACGTACCCAACTTGTGGTGGACTCCCTTACCGATAGGCGCCTACAGGTGATTGAGCAGATAAAGGAGAATGAATCTGACCTTAAAACCGCTGACAAGGAGCGGAAGACTACTTTGCAGATGGAACTGCTTGATTTGCGTAAGGAATGTGCTACCATAGATGACGCTATTGCCAAATGGAACAAGCGTATTGAGAATCTTATAAAGGGGACTAAAATTACCCTTTCAATGTATATAGAGGTAATGGAGAGTATCTTCGAAGCTTTGCGACTCAAAGATGAGAAACTCTATATCCTTACCTTAGATTTTCAAGAGGAACATCTGAACGAGGTTGCTAATAAAAAGTTTTAAGCAATGAAAGTAGAAGACAAAATAGCCAAAGAGCGGTACTTACAAAAAATAGCCTTTGCCAAGAGTGCAGGGGCACGTTTCGCAAATGAAACCGCAGAGGAGCGCAAGGCAAATATAGAGGCGTGCCGTAAGAACCCACGCCTAATGGTAGAGCGTTATTTTCCTCACTATGCCGATGCTCCTTGCGCTGACTTCCAAATAGAATGGGCTAAAATGGTGCAAAAGAACCCTACTTTTAAGGGCTTTTGCCAATGGGGGCGTGCGCTTGCCAAATCGGTATGGAATGATATTTTTATACCATTTTGGCTGTGGCTACAGGGGGATCCTATGTACTTGGTAATTATCGGCAATAGCTATGAGCGTGCCGAGCAGCTGTTGGAGGATATTAAAGCAGAGTTTGAAGCTAACCCGCGTATCCTCGCCGACTTTGGTGAGCAAAAACAGTTAGGCACTTGGGAAGACGGCTTCTTTATTACAAAAGGAGGTTTTATAGGGCAGGCGCTTGGTATGGGACAAAATACACGTGGACTTCGTGTTAAGAACAAACGCCCTACCTTTATCGTAGCTGACGACTTGGAGGATAAGGAAATTAACAAAAACCCACGCCGACAAGAGGAGGTAGTAAAGTGGATAGATACCGCTCTTATTCCTACTATGGATGGTAAGTATCGCCGCTTTGTGCAGGCAAATAACCGTTTCGCTCCTGTGATGATACAGACAATGTTACAGGAAAAGCATCCCAAGTGGAAGGTACACCAAGTAAACGCTTATGATCCTGTAACCTACGCCCCTACTTGGGTGGGTAAATATGATGATACCTACTTCTATGAGTTGGTGTATGGTGCAGACGGCATAGGTGAATTAGCCGCTAATGCCGAGTATAACAATAGCCCCTACATTGAGGGGGTGATTTTTAAAGAGGAACAATTCCAATGGGTAAAACTCCCTCAACTTCGCACTATGGAGTACATCATAGGGCATTGGGATATTGCCTACGCGGGCAATGCCACCAGTGACTACAATGCTGTAGTAGTAGAGGGTATTAAAGAGCGTAAGTTCTACGTGATTGATACCTTTTGTAGGCAAACGAAAATGAGGGCAGCTGTAGAATGGATGTGTCAGTTTCAAAAGCACCTACCTGCAGGGGTAGTGGTGCATTGGCAGTACGAAGCGCAGTTTTGGAACGATGAGGTACAGCGCACTATTCGGGAGGTGGAAAAGGAAATTGGCATTACCCTCAACCTTACCAAGCGTACCTTGGATAAGACTCGTAAGATAGACCGCATTATGAGTATGCAGCCTTACTATCAGAATGGGCGTGTCTTCTACAATGAAGCCCTTAAAGGCTCAGTAGATATGCAAACAGGTACGGGGCAACTCAAGAGTATAGAGCCCCAGTACAAAACCCACGACGACTGGCCTGATGCCCACCAAATATGTACTACTGATTTGGAAGCCTATATGCCTAACAATAGCTTTAAAGTGCTAATGGGCAAAATGAAAAACTTTAATAGATGGTAATTATGTATTATATCCGAAAAGAAAACCTTATTTCCAAAGCCTTTGAGCGGGCAATTGATGAGAGTAGCCAAGACTTTGAGCAGGCCCTCACCGAGAGTGAAGCCGAACATATTGCCGTCTTTAAAACCCTTTTAAAGAGGTATTATGATGTGGAGAGTATTTTTAACCCAGAACGCCCCCACTACAATGTACTATTGGCACGTATGCTTACCTTCTTTGTCCTCTCCGACGTCTTTTCACGCAACGCCTATCGCAAGTATAACCCTAACAGCAATACCGAGAAACAAAAGGAATGGGCGGAGGGTATGTTGGACAAGCTCTCCAAAGGTATTTACATTTTAGAAGATTTGCCTAAACCTCCTGCCAGTGAAAAGGGAAGTTCGGCACGCTTCCTCTATGGTAACCTTACTAACAATGACTTTTATATCTAATAACCAATGAATATCTTACAAAAAGCCTATAACCGTGTACAAGCCTACTTTGTAGCCAGTGCCCCCTTTGCTATGCTCAAAATGGCATTAGCAGGACGCACCAATACTGCTGCTTCGCAATACATAAGCTACCAAGCCAAAATGTTGCGAGTAGAAACCCTTAACGATTGGAAAATGGGGGTAATGCTCGCTACCAACCCCGATAACCCCGAAAAGCTAAAGCTACGTCAATTATACGACAACTTAGAGCAGGACAACCATCTTGGCTCAGTGATTGAAAGCCGTATCGCCAAAACACAACAGTCACCTTTTCGCCTTGTGAACACTAAGAAAGAACGCAACGAGGACGCTAAAGATCTTTTGGAAACGATGTGGTTTCAAGACTTTATCAAACTCGTACTGATGAGTAAGTTTCAAGGTACTACCCTTATTGAGCTTTTTAATACCGATGAGAACGGCGAGCTTACCGAAGTAACCGAAATAGAGCAACCCTACTTCAACCCTCTCAAAGGTATTGTACTCAAGGAAGCAGGCGACACTACAGGTACCCCCTACAAAGAAGGTAACCTTGCTAACTTCTATATCCAAGTGGGCAAGGACTACAACGATTTAGGACAATATGCTTTGGCTGCCCCTATTATCTTAGCTAAAAAACTTGGCTTAGGCTCGTGGCTCGACTTCATTGAGAAGTACGGCGTACCTCCACTCTTTATCACCACAGAAAGAGAAGACGATACACGCCTTAACGAACTTTTTGAAATGGCTACCAATTTCAAACGCAATGCCTTTATGGTAGGGCGTGGCAATGAAAAATTTGAAGTGCCAAGCATTTCTTTAAACAATAGTGAGGGAGTCTTTGACACTCTGATAAAGCGTGCCGATAACGAAATCTCTAAACGCTTTTTAGGGGGTACAGGTCTCACCGATGAGAAAGGCTTTGTGGGCTCAGTAGAGGTACAGTTTGAGCTGGCTTCCTACCGCTTTCAAAGCGACAAACTGCTTGTAAAGCATATTATCAATAAGAAGCTCATACCACTGTTGGTGAAGCTCTCACCCGCTTATGCCCCTCTAAAAGACTTGCGCTTTGAATGGGACGACGAAGAGCCTCTAACAGCTGATAAACTCTGTAAAATGGTAGATACATTAGGTGTTTATTACGACTTTGACCCTGAACAAGTAGAAACCATTACAGGGCTTAAGATAGTAGGTATAAAAAGCCAAACCCCTAACCTCCTACCAGTGGAAGGCTCAAAAAAAAAAGCCTATACGATAACACCCTAAACGAGCGTTGGCAACTGCATCGAGCTCTTTTACGCGCGGAGGAACTTTATACCCATAGCCACTGCGAGTGCGCGCACGATACCCACGCCTTAGACCTTACAGGTTGGCTAAAGGTAATGGAACAAATTGCCAAAGATAGATACAATGGCACCCTCAAAAAAGGAGAACTATCCGACGGCTATATTTTAGAAACCTACAAAGAACTTAATGGGGCTATGTGGGAGGGCTTTGGTAAAGATAACTTCAAGGTGAATAAACAAACGGGAGCTATATCGCCCGAAGTACTGCAAATGCAGCGTAACCTATACAAGTTTAGCGGGGCAAAAAACTATGTACTCCTTGAGCAGATAAATGAAATCTTACGTTCGGACAAAGGTAAGAACTGGCAAACATTCCTACAAGAAGTACAGAAGCTAAACCCTAAGTACAACAAGAACTACCTTCAAGCTGAGTGGCAAACAGCCAAACAAGCGGGCTACCACGCTGCTAATTGGCAGGAATATATGCGTATGAAGGACATCTACCCTAACTTAAAGTATATGACTGTAAAGGACAACAAAGTAAGGGAGAGCCACCAACTGTTAGACGGATTTATAGCTCCTATTGACAGCAACTTTTGGAAAGTATGCTACCCACCCAATGGCTGGCGTTGTCGATGCTACGTAGTCCAGACAGCCGAACCTGCTTCACAGGAACGCATTGCCCCTAATACTCTTAGCGATAAGGACTTTCCTAAAGAGTTTCGGGGTAATGTAGCCATTAGTGGGCAGTTGTTCAAAGAGGATAATACAAACCAAGGCAAACCTCACCCTTACTTTGCCCTCGCTTTAGATGCCGATAGCGACACCAAAAAAGCCTTTGAACTAAGCAAATTAAAAGCACCCTATACGGAAGTCTATGAGGCTAAAAATGGGGCTGTGGTAAAGGTAAGCCCCTTTGCCGACGAAAGCGACCTTGCCAAAAACCTTAAGAGTGCTATTGTTATTGCCGATAACTTGGGGGTGAGTATGAATATACGCCCGCATATAATTATTGAAGGGTATAAGAACCCAGAATATGAGATAAAAGGAAATATAGCCGACAGAAAAGAGTCTATATCTTACACAGGAGTCAAAAAGAATTTAGAATACGCAAAAGCACAAGGAGTAGGAACTATTGTGTATGATATTACTGAGTTTAAAGGTTGGTCTGCAACTGATATTACAAAACATCTGAAAGGTAAGATAATGAACTATAAAGGAGCTGATTTTTTGAAAGAAATGTACTTTATCAATGGAAATAGAGCTATTTCTTTCACAAAAGAAGAGTTATTTAAAGACTATTTAAAAGTAGTTGAAAAGCTAAAATCATTAAAATAAGCAAAGCCTTAATGTCTAATAAATTAAACATCAAGGCTTTACTCTGGTAGCGGCAGGAGCGCCCTCCCCCCGCGAGTTGTAAAGGATAGCCTATTACACCGCAAAAGTACAAAATATTTTTTAAATAGCAAATAAAAATGATTTAAATTTTATTTATGGCAAATTTTCAGACACCAAACTTTGAGGATATGGCAAGGGAGATATTTAAAAACATATCCCCAAAGGTCGCCCAAAAAGCGCGTGCTTTCTTTCTACAATCTTTCATAAAACAAGGATTTACCGATGCTTCATTTATCCCTTGGGTAAAGCGTGTAGATGCGTTGCCCCATAAAACACTACAACAATCGCTTACGCTCAAGAATAGCCTGCGTATAGCCGAACAATCCCCTGAAAGGGTAGTGATTTCCGCAGGGGAAAAATTGAGCTATGCGGCTATACACAATGAGGGAGGTACGATCACTGTAAAGGTAACTGAGAAAATGCGAAAATACTTTTGGGCTATGTACTATAAGACACAGAATAGTCGCTACAAGTGGATGGCACTAACCGAGAAAGAAACCCTTACTATTCATATTCCTAAAAGGCAGTTTATAGGAGAAAGCTATACCTTGGACAAACAATTGGAAAAACTCATCATAGAGGAAATGCTACAAGCAGAAAAACACTTAACTTTTGAATAATGGAACATTGGCAAGACTTATACATAGAACTCGCTGAGCGTATCAGTGAGAAAATGCCCGAAATTCACTGGATAGACCTTTGGCATAACCAAGTAGGCTTCTTAGCCGAGGAACACCCCTTTGGAACACCCGCTGTATTTATTGGCTTTCGCTCCGCTCAAATCAATGATATAGGAGAACTGGTACAGATAGTAGACCTGCAAGTTGATTTTTATTTGTATTACGAGACTTTTTTAGATACCTTCAAGGGGGCTTATAATCAAGAGGGTGCATTGGAATTTACCAAGAGCTTAGACGCCCTTTTTGGTAACTTTCACGGCACATCGGGCAGAAACTATAGCTCTATGCGTCGTATAGCTTTCGCCCCAGTGGATACAGGTACCGCGGGGAACCTATACCAAGTTACTTTTGAATGTAAATTGCACGATAGTAGTGCCATGAAGTACTATGAACGTACTCAGGTGCGTTTAATGGTGGAAGACGAAGATAATAGGTTTTTTGTAGGAGTAGATTAGACCCTATTGAAGATAATGTTTTCAATAGTTCTCTCTGAGCGAAAGAACTTCTCTGAAAGTGTAGCCACTATATAACTATGAGTGTATTTTTTTTGCTCCGAGAGCTTGTAGTACTCCTCTCGGATAAGATTGTAGAATAGCAATGTAAATCGTCGTTGTTGTTTTGTTGTAGCTCCCATTTTATACCTCTTTTAGACCGCAAAATTAAAAAAACACCCGCTTATTTCCAAATTGGATTTTAGCGGGTGTTCTCTAATTAAAATATAAAAATGACACATCAAAACTTCCTCATCTTTTTACAGAGGCGATCCAGATCATCGTCATAACTCTCCGTGCGATTCTCCCTATAGCGGAATTGTTCGTGGGCTTGTTGGTTTTGGGTGACAACTACCTCGGTGCGCTCCTGGTCATACTGTCGGAATATATTCATTATCTTAGGCATACTGATACGCTCATACAGCTCGCCACACTCCCCCGATACAATCCGCTTGAAGATAAGCGAAAGCTCCGATATCTTCAGGTGATGATAATCTG